GCGCTTGGCAAGGCGCAGTTCCGTGGGGAACAAATCGTTCCCCGCTCCCGGTACCTAAGTGGGTACCGATGGAAAAGGACTGTGGCCGTTAGGCCCAATCCCAACCATCAGGCCAGTCGAAAACGACAGCCTGTTTAGTAACGGGACGCCCAAAGAGGCCTCGAACGGACTGTCGTCCTTTCGAGAATGCCACTCTGGGTGGATTCGGTGGACCCGGGATTTTCTCCCAGGACAATCGAACCAACCCGCTCACCCGTGCGAGGGATGTCAGTAGGACGCCAGATGACCTAAGAGTGATAGACTTACTCTTAAGAATCCGGTATCTCACCAAGTCCCCCTCAATACCACCTTTAGGGTGGCCATTCGGTAGTTTCTCTCTGTAACTAGAGACGACCCCGCAATCCCCAAAAGTCGGGGGTACGCGTAGTCGCTTCCAGGCAGAAGGTACTTTCCGGATTAGCCACTTCCAAAGGTTCTGGTACTGGGAATCGCAGAACTCTTCCCCACCTTGACGGTGGGCATAACTCCTAAGGGAGTTTGCTATCTGGAGGGCGTACGGTATATCACCGTTCCGCCCCCTTAGATAAAAGGGGCGCACATTGTGCCCCAGGAAGAAATCTGCACCGCACGATTCAAAGAAGTTTCCTGCCAAGAAACTTTTCTGCCCGTTCACTCTGAAACCTAAAAAGTTCAGAGCCTCAATCAACTCCTCTGCGTACTCGCGAGGGACAATGATATCGTCCCCGTAGACCGCGCAGTCGTCTAGCTGGTCCTTTGGTACAATGGTCTTAACAATCGAAAAGAAGATTAAACTCTCCAACTCGAACGTGAAACCATTACCCATCGAACTTAGTTTACCGAGCTCCATCACCTCCCCATCGGGAAGCGTGGTATGCTCGGACCGTAGTAGGAACAAAAGTTCCTGCCACAGAGACGGAAAGAAGTGAAAAATCAGACCCCAGGATACCGAGTCGGAGGCTTGCGCAAGGTCAATGGTCGCGAGACCACTGATATGCGCTCTTCCGGCAAGTTCCTGATTACGGGCTTGACTATTCAAATTGAGACCAAAACGCGCTAATCGACTACGGATAAACGAGCCAAGACCTAACTGAACATACATGTTCAATGTCGGTTCGACACATATTCCGCGATCGGTTTTTGCGTTCTTCGGAACGGTTGTAAACTTGTTTCCTTCCACGATAACCTGGGTTTGAGATTGGTGTTCCCACCATCTCTCTCCTAGAATCGATCTGAAGAAGGGGTACAAGCTTCTGGTCATATGGAGTGGTTTATCGAACTTATCCGATGCAACACTCCCGACCCCGCGTACGCCCGTGCTAGCTCCGGGTCCGAAATGACTGCGAGAGGCGATAGAACTCACCTCTTTACTGCCAAGTGGACCTAGAATGGTACTAACATGCTTCTTGAATCGCCACGTCCATTCTGGATGTGGATCCTCGAAAAAGCGGTTGTTAGAAAACCAGCACGAGAGCTCTGCGTCGTAAAACGCGTCAAGAGCACGTCCTTGTCTATCGATGCCGAGTGGCAGATTAGGACTCTTCGATAATACTTCGGAAACCAGGTAGTCCCCCGCGAAAGTGCGAGGGTCCTGATATAAAGAAGCGTTAATCTTCAAGTTCAAAAGCTGCTCCCACTGTCCGTCCTCAATTAAGAGGGAAACAGCAAGAGATCTCGGTGAATCTACGATAGTACAAAGTCGTTGTACGGTCTGGACCTCTAATTTCAAATCAGAGGTTATGGCCTGTTCACAAAACGAGGACATAGCGTATCTCCTTCGGTGCTCATGCACCTTTCCATGGAAAAGATTGTACCTGGGCTAAGCTAAAAGATCAGCCGCCCACGATGGGATCTCGGTTAAATAACCGAAAAACAGTAGGATCACGATCGTCACCGCCGCTATCTTGCGTCCAAATTGCTTACGGACGTATGACATGGCGAGTCGAATCGAGACTTTCTCTGTGATCTTCATCTTAGTACAATCCTTCATCCGACTTGATGGCATCGGCAACAGCAGCATCGCTAAAGAAATCAGCGAGAAGCGCGTTGACCATATCCCGGGCGGCTTGTGAAAAGTCGTCAGGAACAATAACATCAAGGAAGACTCGCGCAGTAGACAAAGGTGCAGTGTCCGTAACCAGATATTCTGGGTTCGGTATTGCCATACTTGCCTTAATACGCGACGTGGGCCTCTTAGCAGAGGCGGGAGACACACCTACAGACAACAGCATATCGGTCGCTGCAGTATCAACATTTACGTTGTAACCGCGGCTAGCGAGCACGCTGTTCTCGGGGCTTGCCTTACGTGGAGAATATACCACGTTGGCGGCGAGTGCATCGACAAGGGTTATATCGGCTATTTGAGCCATGATTTATTACCTTCTTGTTAAGTAGGTTGAAAGACCTACGGGCTATCCACATTATGTGGGGGGTTGCAAGATGCATACGAGTCCCAGGATTGGGAACCCATATTGCTTACAGTCATCGCTGACAGTAAGCTAACTTCGTTTACACACACCAAAATAGGAAATTAACACTTCCGCTCTTGGTGAAGCAGGGCCACTGCGTTTCGTAGCTTATGCCACGATGCACTAGGCTTCCACTTAGGAAATGGAGGTAAAGGAATGCTCGTTAGAACATCCCTTTCAGTTCTCCGGACCTGGTAGATGGACGGTAACTCGGACACAATTGTCCCGTTTAGTTGTCCTTCATCCACGGTCTGGTAACTCTTATCCAAAATCCTGCGAGTCACAGTTCCATATACAGCATCGATGTCCAAAAGGGCATCGAGTGCCATCAGCGTGTTCCCAACCGGGATCATGTAATCAAATACAAAGCTGTATGGAACTAACTCCCAAGCAATACTTAGGGGGTTACCGAAGGAAAAATTCTCCATCGCGCCCCGTCTGTAGTGCAAGTAAGCTTTTGCACGCGCTGAGCATGTCGTCTTCCCAACAATACGATTATCGTTGGGAGTGAGTATATCATACGGCGTCGTTTCGGACGCGGTCTGAATCACCTTAAATATAGATGGGTGATCCAATTCCGCACGAAGCGCCTGATAACTGTCAAAGAGTGTCCCAATCAAGGGTGCAACTCCATAACTGTACATCAGATTTGCTGCAGATATACTGCATGGCGTCAATTTACGCCGTCTTCTCGCCTTCCTGCCCTTGAACCGCCGCCACGCATTAACTGCGCTAACGGCCGTGTTCTCGAACATCGAGGAGGTCTGACGGTATTCAGCAAGGTCTTCGCCCAGGTTCACCTTCATATTTGCAACTTGAAGTCGGAGTGGAGTAATCCA